GAGGGCAGCGGCCATAATTGGTCTACTTGTGCCCCGTGGCATAACTGATGCTGCCTTGCGTGCGCCCATCGTCTTACTTTGGTTCAACATCTTTGAAATACCAAGGGCCATATCTCGTATTTCACGTTGCGTCATTGGGTCGTGCACATCTAATCTAATTTTGTATTCTTGCCACAACGCAACGCTTACTTGCTCATACATCGCACGAACGAAACTTTCCCATCCTGCCGCTGTGTGCCGTGCCTGACTTGATTGCTGGTACCACGTACGGCGGAAAACCGGAACCATCTTCGCCACCATTGCTGTGTATTGAAGATGGTTCACTTTTCCTCCTACTGTTTATTACTTTCCTATACAGTAAGCGATCTGAGATAAAAGAAGGTTGCTTTGGCGAATCTATCAAAGCCATACCGTCAAGTATGTCGTCTGCCAACTGTGGGTTTCGCTGAAATGCTTTAACCCATTCTTTTTCTCCCCACAGTATCGACGGGTACCGGATAGATAAATCTTCGGGTATTGTTAAACGATTGTATTTACGAACCACTGCGACCACCGGGGCCACCGGGCGCTGGTCCTGGCGTATTTGCTGGCGTGGTGCTTTGGGTTGGACTCGGAACATTTGGTGTCACGGTTGCGGTGACGGTAACTGGTGCTGTGTTCACCGTGCTTGGTTCAACACGTACTTGCTCACCGTTTTCATTTTCCCGTGTATCGTCAAGCACACCATCCGCTGTTGGTTCATATTCTGGCAACTTGGCTATGCGTAGGATTGTATTCATAAGCTCTAGGTTGCCTGCCAAGTTATACCCAGCACCGGCCAACGCGGTAATGAGCGCTGACAATTCTTCCAACGATGGTTCGGCTACGTCATCATGGATAAGCGTAGGCATTTGATCTGTGTCAAAACCATTCAACTCAAACAGACGTGGAAGCGCATACCTATTGAAGATTTCTGCAATAACGTCCAACCACGCTGACAACGCTGCTTGAAACATTCCTGTTTTTGATACAGACAACGCATACGACCCAACTATCTCGTTGCCAAGGCTGATGAAACCAGCAAGCACTGTGTCAAGGATTTCATTTGCTTTACGAAGTAACACCTTGTCTGTATCGAACTGACGATTGCCTTCAGATGCAAGCAACTTAAAATCGTACATTAAGTTGTTGTTCGCATCGTAGGCTCGCGGAAAGACAATCCCTTCCTGTTCGTCACGGCGGACGTTTGTTACTAGCTGGCGCATACCTTCTACGGTTGCCCGTTGATCTGCGTTTGCTGTCTTGCTTAGATAGTCCGAAGGTACGAAGGCGATTGGTAATCCCGCGAGGTCACGTTCAATGCCCACGCCTTCGATTTCTTCGATGCGCCGCTTGAAGTACCACGGTCGGTAACTGTTTCGCAAGATGCTGCGACCTTCTGGGTTATTTCGCTTGGTGGTGGTACGAAATAGCAACGCTTTCTGGATTGGGATAACACGAATTTGAAAGTCAGGAGGGGCAAGCTGAATGTATGCCTGGATGCCACCACTTCTATCGAACCCCCAACGCTGCAATGTGTCTTGTGCGCGCATGGGGATTTTGCGCCAACCAATAAGGCCATCGTTGAATTTACTGCTAGGGATGTCTTCCTCTGGTTCTTCGTATGCTGTGTATCCATAATTCTGATTGTCTGGTACTGCGGTTGCTTCTACTGCACCAGAATTCTGTGCCTGCGGCCCTTGACGTTTCTTATAACACAACTCGTGGTAACTGAATCCATACGGAAGCATCGTCAACGCTTCACTGATTAAATCGGGCCATGTGTGCGACATGTCTTCCATGCATTCTTCTACAAACTTTGCCCGCACACTCGACGCTGGCGAATCATCAAACGGATGCACTGACCATTCAACTTTTCGCAAAAACATTTCAATGGCAAAAAGGAACGCCCCAATCGTGGGATCGTTCTCAGACATTTCGCGGTATACCCGCATTGCCTTGATGCCTTGAAGCTGCGGCAAGAATTCTTCATATACATAACCGTTAGCGCGTTTGAGGCCACTGACACCCATTTCCACAAAGGCGCTGGCGGTAGGAATATCTAAATTTGTTGCATTTACCGCCAAGACTTCCGGCACGGCCTCGATTGTGCCGCCTACTGGAACCGTCATGCTTTGCCCTTCTTAGATTTTCCACGGCGAGCGCGCACGATCCAAACCTTCACCGTGTACGGCGGGCGTGCCTGCCACAACAGAGTGCTGGTTACGCATAGACCATGCTAACGCACCGGCACAAATACTGTCAGGTAAATGACCTGTTCCGTATATATCATTGTTCACTGCATAGCGATGTTCGTTATAAGCAAATTCAATCCGTGGATATTCAATCTTGCATGTTTCGATCGCTGCAATGTATTCGCTCAACATGTTTTTGCGGAACGTTCCACCGATTGTCTGGTCGATGTAATCGGTTTCCGAAGATAGTGATGGTGGTAGATCAAGCAAGTCTTTGACTACGTTTCCCACTCCGGTACTGTCGTGGATAAACTTTCCGCCATACTTAGTGATACGTAGATTCGCACGCTTCACCATCATTGGCCACGGTAACCTGCCGGTTCGCAACCATGCAACACAACGCCACTTGTCCGGGTCTGTTGTGTCGAACGTTGCAATGATTGTCCAGTCTCGGTCTTTGGCCCAGTCCACGCCGGTAACGTACGAATGAGTTGTGTTGGGTAATTCAAAGAAATATTCAAGACCTTGTTCTCCGGTGGCCGTGCCAAGCGCTGCATTGAAACAAATATCAACTTGTGCGGTCATAATCGCGCGGCCTTCAAACGACGGTTCCTGCAACTCGAATTCCGTCGCCCACATGTCCGCACTAATTTCGCTTTTCTTACGTTCAATTTCTTCCGGCGTCAACCATCCACCTATGGCAGATGTTTCACGGAAGCACCAGTGATAAATCGGGAACCCGCGCTCCTTGGCATAATTCAACGCGTACGTCATTGTGCCATCGGGGTACTGGTGCGTACTAGACATAACGGTCTGTGTATTAACGGCGGGCAAACGCCTTGACTTCATCGGCTGGCCTTGTGCCGCTTGAAGGATAGGCAAATCCATTTCGTCAATCTCATCCATCCGCAAACGTTGTGGGTGGGGACCACGAACACTGGACTGCGATGCGGTAAGGGTACGGGCCTTCGCACCGTTTGTTAAATATGTGTTGAACTGAGTTTGGTGTTGCAACATATATAACGGTGCGTTAGGTGCTTCCCAAAACTCTTTCATACTTTCGTGTACGCGCTGGGACTGTGCCCCTGATCCGCCTAGGATGGTCAGGAACACGCCCAGCGTAACCATTTCTGTCATTCCTAACAGCGAAAGCAAGAACGTCTTGCCTCCTAGGCCACGCGATGCCTTCCACACTGAAATCGGGCTACGTGCAAAATATGCATCTGCAAATGCCCGGAACGGTGCTACATGTCCGGGGCAAACCGCACGCACTGGAATCTTGACCCCAAAGGTTGCGTACACCCAGAGCCAAAGTTCACGGTCGGTTTGCGGGAATCTTGCAAGTACATACTTTTGCCGACGTTTTGTGTCAACGTCTTCAACGTATCTTGTTTCCAGTATGGATGTCATTTGTTTTATTTACTTTACTCTCAACATGTTGTAATGGCAGATACCACACATGAACGGAGCGGCAATATAAACCTCTTGCCCCACATGCTGGTACCCAACGGTCTTAACCTTTTCATATGCACTGCATTCTGAATTCACGCACTTGACATCAACCATGTTTGAATTGACTTCTAGCACTTCTTGCTCCATTCCAAATTTACTGTTTTCACTGCTTCGTTATGCATCTGGCAAATCTTCACTACGTATTGCTTGCGGCCCTTACCTCTACCAGCCCACACCTTCATTGTATGTTCAGTGGGTTCGCTACATCCACTGAAACCGCATTTGTACTCAGCCATGGCTACCCTGCTACTGGTCGCATGTCATATAACTGGCCTAGGCATCCGGCATAACCAGCAATGTCCACAATTGAATCGCGCTGTTGGCCGTGGATATACCTAGAAATCTTCAACTGAATCAAACACAATGCAACTTGTTCTGGCGTGATGTGCCGATCAAGGGTGATTGACCACAACTCTGCGATACGTGTAAAGGATTCATGCGCCGCGCCATAATCATTCTTTTTAACGCCATGCACGATACGTTGTGCTTCTTCAAGGATTGTTTCACTGTCTTCTGCTTCTACTTCAATTTCCTTTGGTTGTGCTTTTGCTTGTGCCATTAGGGCGCAACCCTTCCATTGGTGTGCCAGGCGTTGTGAGTATCAGGGAAATTGATATGAAACAAATGTTCAACTCGTTCTGCTGCTTCTGCAATTTCGTACTGTGGCTTAGACGGGAACATGGCCACCGTACTATCTGTACGTAATGAAAGAAAGTGCATAATGCTACGCAGGTTTGCCGTGGCGTACATAGATGAATAGATACCAACTGGCAACACTGATCGGGCAACTTCTTTGGCGATGCCATCTTCCAACGATGCTTCGTACGCCTCATAGGCTTCTTCGTACTGCGTTGTCATTCGGTCCACTAGCGCCTTGTACTGCGCTTCGCTGCCATGTGTTAGCCGGGGCCGTGCTGACGTCCCTACGTTGATGAGAGGGCGCATACGAGCCGGAACGTGAAACACTGGTTCCAACTGCTTGTATCTTCCACTTTCTTCATTGTATGACCACCCCACACGATGCCGGTGCCATTCGCGATAAACAAATAATGGTGCATGAACTCGAAACTTCATCACTGCATGTTCAAACGGGGTTCCATGTCGATGTGACATCAAGTAATTGATTAAACCCCTATCGCCGGCATTATCTTTAGTATCTTCATTGAAACCGATCACTGAAACACGCGCCGCTTCAACAACCGAGTGATCTGTTCCCATCAGGTCTGCAAGCTCTACCGCAATGAAAGATGTAGTAATGATATTTGTCATGTGCCTAACGTCGCCCCGTCCTCGACCCAGTAAAAATCACTAATTGGCAAATGCTTGCTACACCCACAACAATATGTATTACCATAAAAATGTGGATCACGAGCGTATGTTTCGCATAATGCTAGAGACATCGTGGTCACTACACCACAAGCGCGGTGGATATACGATCTACGCAACGGCTTGACAAAACCCTTCGCACGTTCTTCTTCTGACAAAACTAGATACACTTCTGACTGTGGAACTGGCTCGGTATCTGGTCCATGCGTCAAACGTGGGTCTTTACTGTCATCCGTGGTAGGCATGTTAGTTAGGAACCGTGATGACGTTTACGGCACGTACATAACCTGTTTGCGCCCTCGTACGGCATCCACAACCTGGATGGCAACTTGTCTTACCATCTTCTACATACACGCCTTCATTATTGAGTTGCGATGCGTGCACCCACCATTTCACTGCAACTTCATCCCCACTGGTGGCATCACGATCCATCAACAATTCCATCGTGAACACACCTACTGGCAGATCGCATACATGACACCTACCAAATGGTGCGTCTTCGCTGTCATCGTCTCGCTCGATGTTGATTACTACGCGACTATTTTCTGCCTTGGTCGCGGCTTCCTTTTTCGCGTTGTTCAATGATTCTTCATGCGGAGTACAAATCGGCAAATCAGTTTCTACACCAGGAGCAACCTGCACTACGGTTGTGCTTGTCGCGCTGGACGTGCAATTGGGCATGAAACATTTTGCACCTTGGTTGGGCGCAGGATGGTTCTGTGCTTGCTGCTGATGTCCTTGCGGGCGATTCGCCGTTTGCTGGCGTGTGTCTGCCATTTACTTTCCACCACTTTCAATGTCGATGTAACTTTCAAGTGCTTGGACAATTGCGCAAAACAGATCATCCTTCATCCGTGCGTTTGAATCTAACTCACTGTACGGAATAAGCAATGGATGCGTCTTAAAACCTTCATTTTTTACTGGACCAAACTTCCATCCATTGTCCTTCTTGAATTTCATCCAGTTCTCATGTGATTCTTCTGGTGTGTTGCCAGCTAAAACGCCATACACACCGTCGATTGCAGATTCACGCGTTTCTCCATCCAACTTGTCCCACTCAGGGGATACTGAAATACCAGGAACATCTTGAATAATTTGTATTGCACGGTTCGCTTCATGCACTACCCTGGCAATGTCATTGATACGCATGTGTCAGTCCTCGTCTTCGTTGTCGTTGTAGTCGTGGTGGTGGTGCCGATGGTGGTATGTGTAATGTTCCCCTTCGTCGCTATTTGTTTGATCCACGGTTACTAATTGAGTTGTCGCTACAGGCGGGACAATAACAGGAACACAATTGGCTGTCACTACCCGGTATGCCAACGGTCGGCCAACACCTAGGATTTCAACGGGTACTGGGTTTGCGGTTACTGGGATGGGAACGGTGAATGAGTTGTTCCCGGTATAAACGTTTGGGTAACTGACCACTGTTCCGTTGACCACGACGAACAACGTGGTAACTGCAAAATTAGAACCAACCAATGCGTTTACTGTTACCTCACGTGGTGAACAATTTACATCAGAGATTGTGACCTGTGGAATACACGGCATTGAATTAAGCGTATGTGTAGCAAGCAACACGCCATTGGCACGCACTGTCGTAACGAACGTACCGCCGCCAGGGAAACCGAGTGGGATGACTGTGCGCCCCGCGCGTAATGCTTTGTTGTATAGCGTTCCTTCATTGGCAAGAGTGATGGTGATCGTACTTGCACGGGCAAGGTTTACTGTCACATCATCATTTGCGCTTGCTGAAAACGTACAAGTGACCGGCGCGAAAGAAACACTACTTCGTGGCGCTGCTACTGCGGGGACGGTAAACAACCAACTAACAAACAATACTGCAACGATAAAGCTAATCAGCTTCCATGTCTTTTTCATCTTGCTCTACCTTTCGTTTTGGCCAAGGCCGCGTCAGAGGTATTTCGATTGTGATGTATTCCCATACTGCGTAACCGTGTTCGTCACGATGCCAAGCCATGTTTCCATTTTCCTGCAATTTATAGCATTTTAGGCATACTGTTCCATCCCCGTCTGCGATCACTGTAATTTCTACAATGCGCAGAGCTACGGGGTCTTCTACCCCCATTTCTTCCAGCCAGTCGATACATTTATTTTGCATGTGCGCTTCATCTTCTATGGATGCTTTAAATACCACCTTGCTCATTTGCGACGTGCCTTGTTCTGCTTGCGAGCGGCTGAAACCTTTTTGCGATCACGTTGTGGGTGACCAACCTTCTTTGGTACTGGGATGCGATCTATAACACTAGACAAATAACCACCCGCCCACCAACTAGGCATGTTCTAGCACCACTTTGTGTTCATCGCATTCCGCATCCGACTTTGGGCATGAGCAAGTATGGTCTTCACCTATTGGACCCTTGGTACCGCAATGGATACATTCAACATGTAGCTCATGCTTCTTAACAATTTGTACTTCATCATTTGCAGCGAATTGAACCCACTCATCATATAGATTCTTGTAACCGCAATTGTCTTCCTTACACTGTTCATCGTGCATCCTGTTGGCGTAACACAATGGACAACCATCTAGCAACAAAATACCAGCATCAATATCGCTGAGGTTTCCTACAATGGACCAATATGCATGCATCAACGGATCGTAATTACTTTTATCTGATCCGTCCTTTGCTTCTGACACTAGATTCATCAATGCGATGGTCCCGTTCGCTGCTACGAGATTTTTCATCCCACGCACGTAAATGGCCTTGCGCAATGCATCCCAATGATCCATGCAGAACTGCATCACTTACCTCCGGCTGGTAAACGGTCAAGGATTTCTTGCAACGTAGCTAAGGTCAACTGGTCAACCTTGTAATCTTCCGTTACTTCGTACCGCTCATGTGCTGCCTTCACTTCTAGCAACGCGCCTTGGCGATTCTGTACCACGATGATAATTTGTGAAAACTGCAATGCGATGAGGCTAAGCACCAATGTCAGAAACTGAAACGGATATACATCGAAACCAAACAATGTTGCCAACACCATGTAAACAGCTTCAATCACGGCCAACAAATAGATGCCCTTGGTGGACCCAATGAGGTCGGACAACTTTTCCATAAAGCCGTTTTCTTCGGGCAACGCGCTATGCGTCATGTGTGCTTCGACACACTGTTCGCATTTGTTCACTTGTTTGCCATCTTAGAAATGTCTTCGCCGATCTTCTGCAATTCGGTTACTGCATACTGCAAACTTTGTGCAATAGAAATTAACGCGGCTACCTTGGCCGCTTTCAAGTTTTCAAGAAATTGCCGTTTAGCTTCTTCAATAAAATCTTCTTCTCTCATCATTTACTCCTTCACCCGGAACGGATTGTCTGCTTCTGCATCCTGCGCTGCGGCTTCAATTTCTTTTTGTTCGTATACCACTTGCTCACCGTCTACTAATTCCGCATCTATGACCTGTGGGTCTTCTTCGTCTGTAGGCATCATGGCCCGGAACTCATCGGGGGTGATACCCATAGCGGCGGCAAGCTTTGTTACATATTCATCTTCGGTATCTCCACTGATAACCATCACGCCCTGGGCGTTGGCGATAGACACCTTGCCGTCTGTACCTACTTGTACGTTAATTTGCTGTGAGATTTCCTTATGCAAGAAAGCGTCAACGCCTGCGTACTTGGCTCTCATTTCCATAATTCTTAAGATATTGCTGATCTGATAGGTGTCCCCTTGCACTAGCTGTAACCATGCGATGCTTTGCATCTTGTCTAACCGACGAAGCTCTAGGTGAACTAATTCTTCCGCCGGTTCGTACCCAATGCGCTGTATCGCGGTATCAATTGCTTTCTTCGCACTTGGTGGCCCACCATAACCCAACTGATCTGCAATTTGTTGCAACGTTGCACCACTCAACCGTAAATCCAATGCGCGTTCCTGTTTCTTGCGTATATCCACCACGCGTTGTGTCTTGGCTAACTCTTTTGCTGCCCGCGATGTGTTGCGTGTGCCGTCCAGCGTGCGACGGGTAACCGTTCGCTCTACTGTTCGTGCCCCCTGGCTTCGTCGCTGACGCTTCGCTGGTGGCTTAGGGTCATCTTGTGCCGGGGCTGCCATTACTTGACCTTACGATTGCGCACACCTGTTTTAATCGAGGTTGTGTTCATCCGTGGCTGAATCACTGGGTTCAACAATAGCTTTGCAGTTTTTGCAATCTCGTAGTGGTAGAGGCAAACCTTGTTGGATGCAAGGTTACATACACACTGGGTTGGTTGCTTATTTTTGGCCCGCTGTCCTTGGCTCATACGTATGCTGGACCTCCTGCCCATGAAACTAATGTGGTTCGTGTGCCCTTCCGCACCTTGGTAACTCGGTGGTACATGAAGCTAGGAAAAAACACTGCATCGCCGGGACGCATTTCTGCTACCCCGTATTGTGCCATTTCTAGCAAACCGCCTTGCTCTGCCGCTGTTAAACAAAGTGACATGCTTAGCTTGCTTCTATCGAGCGGGCTGTAATCACTGTGCCACTGTTGCGGACCTTCTGGCATCTTGGTTGGTGTGTAGGTAAGAATCTGTGGCATCTGATAAATACCTGTTAATGCAAAGTGATAATACTCATCGTTGATCTGGGAGAACGTATCGGCTAAATCAACAATCATAGATTCGTACTGGGTGGCGCTGATATACGTATCCGGTGGCGCGATGTTCAACTTCAACAATTCTTTTATCTCACGAGTGGTTGCCATTTTTTTCACTACTACGTATGGCTTCCACTTGGTAATCGTATCCATCGGGATTGCTGCAATGGCTTGTGGTGTGTTTCCCTCGATGTAGGGAAAATCCATGTCAGGCATTAAATACCGTGATTGGTCATTTTTGCGGTACTTGACTCATAGGCAATCGTTGCTGCTTCATTCACCCACGCATAATCAACATTACTGATAACGGCAGAAACTTCGTGTGGGTTAT